ACAATGCGGTGACATTGCTTTTGGGCAATCCGGTGCGATCCAGCGGGTTTTTCTATGACACGCATACAAGGCTGGCGCAGGAGTGGACGACCTTTCAGGTGGCATGCACCGACTCGCCACGGGTGAGTGATGAGTATGTCAAAGAGATGGCCATGCGCTACGGCGAGGAGAGCAATGTCTACAGAATTCGCGTAATCGGGGAATTCCCACGGGGTGATGACGATACAGTGATCCCGATGGATCTTTTAGAAAGTGCGCTGCACAGGGATGTGGCGGCCAGCAAAACGGCGCCGATGGTCTGGGGGCTGGATGTGGCGCGGTTTGGCTCGGACAGGTCGGCGCTGTGCAAGCGGCAGGGCAATGTGGTCACGGAGAGCATCCGCACTTGGAAGAATCTGGACTTGATGCAACTGACGGGGGCGGTGGTGGCCGAGTTCAATGCGCTTGCCCCGAGTGAGCAGCCGAGGGAAATACTGGTGGACAGCATCGGTCTGGGGGCTGGGGTGGTTGACCGGCTGCGGGAACTGGGGCTGCCGGCGCGGGGGATCAATGTCTCAGAAAGTCCGGCAATGGGCGGGACATACCGCAACCTGAAGGCCGAGCTTTGGTACAAGGCCAAGGCGTGGCTGGAGGCGCGGGACTGCAAGCTGGCCAAGGACGAGGTGCTGATCAGTGAGTTGGCCACAGTACGCTACACCTTTACATCGTCAGGCAAAATTGCCATTGAGGGCAAGGATGAGATCAAAAAGAGGGGTTTGCCAAGTCCAGACAAGGCTGACGCCTTTGTTTTGACCTTTGCCAGCGATGCCGTGGCGGGGATGTTTGGGTCAGCGGCCAGCAGCAAGTGGAGCCAACCCTTACGCCGAAACCTGTCTAGAACTGCATAATTGGGCATTTGCAACCAAGGAGTTTGACCATGATGACTAAAGGCCAGAAAAAAGTCGGTAAGGTGATGGGCGAGTACAAGTCGGGCAAGCTGACCAGCAGCGGCAAGACTGTTAAGAGTCCACAGCAGGCGATGGCCATTGCGCTGTCCACTGCCAAGCTGCCCATGCGCGGCAGCAGGACTGCCAAGAACATGAAGACCAAGGGGATGCGCTGATGGCCACGATTAAAGAAACCATGACCCAGTTGATGGGTGACGATGAGGCGGCTGAGAACTGCCCCACGGCCACACAAGACATCACCATCAATCTGCGCAACAGGGCCAAGGCGATCAATAGCGCCCATTACGGCCCTGAGAATCCCGACCTGCCTAATACTGCCTTTTGGAAGAAAAAGGCAGACGAGTGGGAGGTGGACATCGAAGACGCCAAGATGAGCCGGTGCGGTAACTGCGCAGCTTTCAATCAAGAGGAGTCAATGCTCGACTGCATTGAAAAGGGAATTGGCTCTGAGGGGGATGCCGAGGAGTTTATTGAGAAAGCCGATCTCGGCTATTGCGAGATCTTTGACTTCAAGTGCGCGGCCAGCCGCACCTGCGATGCCTGGGTGACTGAGAGCGATGAGGATGAGGACTACGAGGCCGGCGAGAACAGTGCGATGGAAGGTGAGGATATGGGTGGCAAGCCGATGCTGGTGATCAAGATTGGCACGAAGAAATGAAAGCCGCTAAGCCTGCCAAACCTAAATCAAGTGTGAACGCTGCTGGCAACTACACCAAGCCGACCATGCGCAAAGCCTTGTTTGAGTCAATCAAGGGTCGGGCGGTGCAGGGTACAGCGGCAGGGCAATGGTCAGCCAGGAAGGCCCAACTTTTGGCCAAGTCTTACAAAGAAAAAGGTGGAGGCTACAAATGAGCAAAAATATGCCGCATTACTTGCCATCTGGCAAACTGCATAAGGGGGCGACCCACAAGGTTGGCGCCAAGCTGATGAGTGGTGCAAAGCACTCGCCCTCCAGCAAGCCTTTGAGCCACACGCAACCAAAGCCGAAGACCAAAAAATGAAAGCCCCACAGCAATCCCTAAAAAACTGGGGCGATCAAAACTGGAGGACTAAAAGTGGTAAAAAATCTTCTGTCACTGGTGAGCGATATTTGCCAGAATCTGCTATCAAAAGTCTCAGCCCTGCTGAGTACGCTGCGACAACGAGGGCAAAGCGTGCTGGAAAAGCTGCGGGGAAACAATTCGTAAAACAGCCCAAGGCAGTGGCCAAAAAAACAGCGGGGTTTAGATGAAGACACCGGCTTGGCAGCGTAAGGAGGGTAAAAGCCCATCCGGTGGCCTGAATGCCAAGGGCCGCGCCAGCCTGAAGGCTGCCGGCCAAGACATCAAGCCGCCAGTCAAGGCCGGCGACAATCCGAGACGGGCCAGCTTTTTGGCACGCATGGCCGGCAACGCTGGCCCAGAATACAGAGACGGCAAGCCGACCAGGCTGCTGTTGAGTCTGAAAGCATGGGGTGCTAACTCCAAGGCCGAGGCCAAAAGTAAGGCGGCGGCCATCAGCGCCCGAAACAAAGCCAAGAAATGATCAGCCCGATTGTCATTGCCACAGTCAGGGGGCATGGTCTGGCGGTGCTGCTGGAGTCAATCAAGCAATACGCGCCAGAGTGTCCGGTCTACCTACGGGGGCCAGAGTCGGTGCTTGAGAACTTTGAGGCTGACCACAAGATCTACGGCCAGCCAAGGAACTTTGGCGATGACTACAACGAGGTGATTGAGGCGGCGCTAAAAGACTGGTCATCTTGCCTTGTGGCCAACGATGACATTGTTCTGACCCCAACCAGCGTCAAGATGCTGCTTGAGGATGTGGAAATCATTAGGACAATGGACGGCGTCAAGGCTGGCTGGGTGGCGTCAAGGACTGATGCGGCAAGGTCTGGTCAAAATGTGCGTATCTGCCAGCCTGGTGAGCGCTTGAGTTTCTTCAAATTCCCGAGTGAGGCCCACATCAAAATGGTCGGTGAGATCAGCCCCATCTTTGCATGGATCTCAAGCGATGCTTTTGAGGAAGCAAAGTTTCCCCCTCTCAATTGGTACTCAGATGATGTGCATTGTAGGGATCTGATCGAAAAAGGCTACTCGCATTTTGTGAGTGCCAGCTATGTCCACCACATCGGCAGCAACACGATTGGCTTTGATGGCAAACAGTTGCATCAGGATGCGATGCCGTGGCTGCTAGAAAATCGTCCAGAATATGCAAAGGCTTGGTTTCGATGAGCCACCAGCAGCAACTTGATTTTATAAAAAGCGTCAAAGACCAACTGCCCGAATACTTCAAAGGCACAAAGGTGCTGGAGGTGGGGTCTTTGAATATCAATGGTAGCGTGAGGCAGTTTTTTGAGCCGGATCAATACATTGGCTGCGATCTGGGTGAGGGTGCTGGGGTTGACATTGTGTGCCGAGGGCATGAGTTGCCATACCCAAACGAGTCATTTGATGTGGTGATCTCATGCGAGTGCTTTGAGCATGACAGGCATTGGGAAAAGACATTTCAAAAGATGGTTGACCTGGTGCGAAAGGGTGGTCTGGTGATTTTCTCCTGTGCCACAATAGGAAGGCCGGAGCATGGCACGACCAGAACTTCACCGGCTGACGCGCCATTCACAAATGATTATTACCGCAATTTAAGGGAGGAAGACTTTAATCAATTCAAGTCTTCTTTTGATTCTTACAAATTTAGCCAGTGTCTGCGGCCAAGAGATCTATATTTTTGGGGACTGAAATGAACGAAAAAATCACCACTGACATTGCAGCCCAGAATCAGATGGACGATGCGGAGTTGCAAGCAATCATCACGCAAGACCTGACGGACGCCATCAGCTATGTGGACAGCGACCTGTCGCCAACCCGTGCGCGGGGGACTGAGTACTACCGAGGCGACCCGTTTGGCAACGAGGTCGAGGGCAACAGCAAGGTAGTGGCGATGGAGGTGCGCGACACTGTCAGCGCCATGCTGCCCAGCCTGATGAAGGTGTTTTTCTCTACTGAGAATGTGGTCGAGTTTGTGCCTCGCGGCCCAGAGGATGTGAAGTCTGCGCAGCAGGCCACCGATTATGTGAACTACATTTTCCAAAACGACAACAGCGGATTCTTGACCACCTACGCCATTTTCAAGGATGCGCTGGTCAGGAAGTGCGGAATTGCCAAGTTTTACTGGACTGATGACGAGAAAGTCCAGATTGACGATTACACCGGCTTGGACGAGCAGACCCTGCAAATGGTGATGCAAGAGCCTGACGCGCAAGTCAAGATTGTGGTTTCTTACCCAGACCCAGACATTGACGAGATGCAGATGACCACGATTGACCCGATGACGGGTCAGCCGGTGACTATGCCGGCGCCAATGCTGCACGATGTGCAGGTCAAGCGCGTCACCAAGGATGGCCGCATCACTGTGATGGCCGTGCCGCCAGAAGAGTTGCTGCTTGACAGACGCGCTCGGTCTTTTGATGACGCCACCATCATTGCCCACAGGCAGATGGCCCCAGTGGCCGACCTGCTGGCGATGGGCTACGATCAAGACGAGATTGACGAAAATATCTCCAGCAGCGACTTGGACAGCAATGACGAGTATTTGGCGCGGCAGCCACTGAGTACGACATTTGGCGAGAATGCAGCCAACCCGATGATGCAGCGGGTTTTGTACATTGAGGCGTATTCCCGAGTTGACTATGACGGCGATGGACTGCCAGAGCTTAGAAAAATTTGTTGCATGGGCAGCGGCTACAAGGTGGTGCGCAACCTGCCGGCCAGCTACATCCCGTTTGCTGACTTTCCCTGTGACCCAGAGCCGCACACCAGCCCACTGGAAGCGATGTCAATTTTTGACATCACGCACGACCTGCAAGAGATCAAGTCTGAGATTCTGCGCAACACGCTGGACAGTTTGGCTCAGTCCATCCACCCGCGCACGGCGATTGTTGAAGGTCAGGTCAACATTGACGATGTGCTAAACAACGAAACCGGCGCCATCATCCGCATGCGTGCGCCCGGGATGGTGCAGGCCATGTCCACACCATTTGTGGGCCAAGCCGCATTCCCGATGCTGGAATATATGGATCAGATCCGCGAAGACCGCACCGGCATGAGCAAGGCGGCGATGGGTCTGAACGCTGACGCATTGCAGTCAAGCACCAAGGCGGCGGTGGCCGCCACAGTTTCGGCCAGCCAGAGCCGGATTGAGTTGACGGCACGGATTCTGGCCGAGGGGATGAAAAAATTATTTAAAGGCATCTTGTTCTTGGTGGTCACGCATCAGGACAAGGCTCGGATCGTGCGTATGCGCAACGAGTTTGTGACCATCGACCCAAGCCATTGGGAAACCAGCATGGACGCCAGCATCAACATCGGCTTGGGCAATGGCGACACCAACGAGCGTTTGCAGGGTCTGATGATGATCATGGCCAAGCAAGAGCAGATATTGCAGCAGCTTGGCACTCAAAACCCATTGGTCACGCCACAGCAGTTTTCCAACACGCTGCGCAAGATCGTGGAGTTGTCTGGGTTCAAGGATGCGTCCAGCTACTTTCAGGACATCCCTGCCGACTATGTGCCGCCAGCGCCACCAGCGCCCAAGCCGACACCCGAAGAGGTCTTGGCACAGGTGCAGGCCGAGTCCATCAAGGCCGACATCCAGAAGAAGGCGGCAGAGTTGGAGCTAAAGCGCCAGCAAATGATGATGGATGATGATTTGAAGCGCGACCAGATGGCTCAAGATCTGTACCTCAAAAAGTATGAAATTGAGTTAAAGTACAACTCACAGATCAGTACGGCTGAGATCGATGCGGCTCAGAATATTGATCGTGAAGCAATTCGTCAGCAGGCAGCGCTGGCCCAGCAGCAGGCGGCTCAGTTTATTGAGCAGCAGCAGCAGCCACCGATGCCGCCGATGAATCCATCAACCTTTAATGGAATGGCACAGTAGTGACAAATGAAGACCAGTTAAACAAAGGCCGAAAGGCCAAGCAGCTACTTGAGGACGAAACCCTCAACGCTGCGATTGAAAAATTGGAAAACGACCAACTTTGGGCATTTCGATCCTCGAAACCTGAAGAGTCTGTGAAGCGGGAGACAGCGTGGTGCATGTTGCAAGCCATCAGTGGCTTGAAGCAAGAGTTGACCAAAGTAATGGACAACGGAAAGATTGCACAGAGCGCTATCACTAAATCACAGAAAAATCTAATTTAAGAAAATACTATGGCAGAAATACAAGCAACGAATTTGGCCGATGCGGCCAGTGCAATCTCAGCAATGTTGGCCCCTGAAGAAGGACAAGCGCAAGTTGGTGAGACGCAGTTAGCCGAAGAGTCCGAAGAGGACTTGACGGCAGCGGCCTCTGAGGATGATGAGTCTGGTGTGGAAGACGCGCCAGACGAAGAAACCTCAGAGGAACAGTCAGGAGAAGATGAGGAGCCAGAGGAGCAAGAACAGCCACAGACTTTCTCCGTCAAAATTGACGGCAAGGAGGTTTCTGTCACGCTGGACGAGCTACAAAAGGGCTATTCAAGGACTCAGGACTACACCCGAAAAACGCAGCAGATTGCCGAGGTGCGAAAGCAAGTCGAGGCAGAGACGCAGGCAGTTCGGGCCGAGCGTGGACAGTACGCTCAATTGTTGGGAGCATTGCAAGCCCAGCTTCAGTCTTCAGAGCCGCAGGTTGATTTGGATCGTCTTTATAACGAAGACCCAATCGAGTGGGTGCGGCAAAAAGAGGTTTTGCGGGATCGACAGGAGAAGGCATACGCTATTCAGGCCGAGCAGCAACGCCTTTACCAGTTGAATCAGCAAGAGCAGCAGCAGTCTATGCAGCAACATCTGGAGAGCCAGAAAGATGCGCTGTTGGCGGCATTGCCAGAATGGAAAGACGCAAAGAAAGCAAAGCTCGAAAAAGCAATGCTTATTGAGTCTGCCAAGTCTGCCGGTTTTTCTGATGAAGACTTGAAGAGTGTTTACGATCACCGGCTGGTTTTACTGCTGCGAAAAGCGGCACTGTTTGACCAGATGGTAAGTAAACGCCAAGGCATTAAGCCTGTGACGAACAATGGCCCACGACCAGCCAAGCCAGGAGCAGCGGGTCGGGTTTCGACAACAAGTGAGGTTACTCGCGCACAACAGCGTCTTGCAAAAACTGGCCGTGTCGATGATGCGGCTGATGCAATTTACAAACTTTTAAGATAGGGAAAAATCATGGCTATCGTTAGCAATACATTCCTGACTTACTCTGCAAAGGGTATTCGGGAAGATCTTAGCAATGTGATCACAAACATTGCACCTGAAGAAACGCCTTTTCAGTCCAACATTGGACGCGAAACTGTGACCAATACTCTGTTTGAATTTCAAACAGATACTTTGGCCGCAGCCGCTGCCAACGCCCAGCTTGAGGGTGACGATGTTGCATCTTTTGATGCCGTGGTCGCCACTGTGCGAGTGCAGAACTACTGCCAGATTAGCCGCAAGACTATTGTCTTGTCAGCCACTGAAGAAGTGGTGAACAAGGCGGGCCGCCGAAGCGAACTGGCTTACCAGATCGCAAAGCGTGGCTCTGAACTAAAGCGTGACCAAGAATTCATCATGTTGTCAAACACTGGTGCAGACGCTGGTAACTCAACCACTGCGCGTAAAACTGGTTCTTTGCTGGCCATCTTGAAGACCAACATTGATTTTGATACCACGAATGGTGCAAACCCAACTTACACCACGCTGCCAAGTGTTGCCCGTACCGATGGCACTGCACGCGCCTTCACTGAAACCATTCTCAAGAATGTGATTCAGAAAGTGTGGACTGCTGGCGGCACGCCAAAAATTCTGATGGTTGGCCCTGTGAATAAGCAGCGCGTTTCTGGCTTTGCTGGTATTGCTTCAAGCCGATTCAATGTTGACGGCGGTGCAAAGCCCGCCACATTGATCGGTGCAGTTGACATTTATGTCTCTGATTTTGGCAATGTGTCTGTGATTGCCAACCGCTTCCAGCGTGAGCGTGATGCGTTTGTGCTTGATCCTGACTACGCCAAGATGGTTGTGCTGCGCCCTTACCAGCAGATCGAACTGGCCAAAACAGGCGATGCCGACAAGCGCATGCTCATCGTTGAGTACGGCTTGAAAGTGACAGCAGAAAATGGTCATGGCTTGGCCGCCGACTTGACTACTTCTTAATAGTAAGCAACGGGAAGGGCCAGAGAAATCTGGCCCTTTTTTAAATGATTGACAAAAGACTATTTAGCGAAAACAAAGATCAAGGCATCACCCGCTACTGGCATGAGAATACTAATACCGGCGATGTGACCATTGAGACTGAGCAAGACATCACGGCAGTCATTGAGGCCAACAAGGCCGTCTACAACGCTGTGGACGGCAACGCCAACTGGAATGGAGAGTGGCACTTGGTGGCATCCATACCCGAGGCTCTCTATTACAAGATGAAAGCTGAAGGCAAGATCGATGATCAGGAGTACATGAAGCGGTGGCTCAACGACTCCGACAATCAGTTCTTTAGAACACGACCTGGGAAAGTATGAACTACATTGCGGTCTGCACTCCAGCACGGGACATGGTTCACACCATGTACAGCTACGACTTGGTGAACATGGTCGCGTATCACACGATCAACACCAATGACGCTGTGAGCCTCAAGATCTCTCAAGGCACATTGATTGCCAACCAGAGGGCAGAGTTGTCACTGGACGCAATGGCCGAGGGCTGCACCCACATCCTGTTCATTGACTCTGACATGCGGTTTCCGCAAGACATGATTGAGCGCCTTTTGAAGCATGACCTAGATATTGTGGCGACCAACTGCGCACGGCGTAGAATGCCCACTGGCCCGACAGCGCAACTGTACAAAGAGAACGGCGAGAGGGAATTAGTCTGGACAATGCCAGAGTCCACCGGCCTGCAAGAGGTGGGGTCTGTGGGTATGGGCGTGATGATGATCAAGCGCGAGGTGTTTGAGGCACTGGCCGAGCCTTGGTTTGAGACGCCTTGGCGCATGGACAAACGAGGCTATATCGGTGAGGATGTTTTTTTCTGTCAGAAAGCAGCGGCTGCTGGCTTTAAAATATGGATTGATCACGATGTCTCCAAAGAGATTGGCCACATCGGAACTTTTGAATTCAAGCATGACCACACCTGGGTGATGAAAGAAATAAAGGCAGTCTGATGGCACTAGCAACCTACACCGACTTGAAGGCATCTATTGCAGACTGGCTCAATCGGTCAGACCTGACGGCGGCTATTGCTGACTTCATCAGCCTTGCAGAAGCGCAGATGGAGCGCACACTGCGCACCAGGCAGATGATTGTGAGAGCCAATGCCTCATTTAATGCCGAGTACGGCGCAACGCCCAATGACTTTTTGGAGGTCAAGTCCTTCAAGCTCAGTGGCACTAATCCAGTTACCCCGCTGTCGTTTATGACGATAGATGCGCTGGATGCAGAGGCCACAAAATTCACAGCCAGCGGCAGGCCAAGTTTCTTTGGTGTGGTTGGCCAACAATTCAGACTTGTACCAACACCAGATTCCAACTACGCGACTGAGTTGACATACTACGCAAAAATAAGCAAGTTGTCGGCATCGGTGGCCACCAACTTTATTTTGGAGTCCAGCCCAGACGCCTATTTGTACGGAAGTCTGCTGCAAGCTGCGCCATACCTTCAAGATGACAATAGAATTCAGGTGTGGGCAAGTTTGTACGAGCGTGCCTTGACTGATTTGCAAGTCGCTGATGACCGAGGTGCGACATCAGGCGGTGCATTGATTACCCGTGCAAAAACTTTTGGATAAATATGATTACGACCACCAAAGGCGATATGGACGAGGCGCTGCTTGAAAAGCGTGAGGGTTCAACCGATAACGATACCGAGACAACGACTTGGGTCGAGTACTGGCTGGGCGAAGAGTTGGTGCATCGATCCGTCCACATGGCGCTCAAGCGCGGTGTTTTTGCTGATGGCATCACTGAACAAATTTAAGGGAATAGATCATGGCAAATACTCAGGCAATGTGTACCAGCTTTAAAGGTGAGCTGCTTGTCGGTCACCACAACTTTGGCACGGGCGTGACCCGTGGCTCTACTGCTGCCGACACCTTCAAGGCTGCGCTGTACTTGGCCAGCGCCACTGTCAACGCCGCCACCACAGCCTACAGCGCCACCAATGAGGTATCAGGCACTGGCTACACTGCCGGCGGCGTCACAGTAACATTTGGCACGGCGCCAAGCACCAGCGGCACTACAGCGTTTGTGACACCCAGCGCCAGCATCACTTACTCTGCTGTCACGCTGTCCACGGCGTTTGATGCTGTCCTGAT